AAAAAAAATGGCATTACTTCTTAAAGCTAAAAAACTAGCTACTAGGGCTATCAAAAAAGGCGGCTCTAATAAAGCCCGTGGTCGTAAAGGTAAGGAAGCTTTAGCTAAAGAACGTTTAGCTAACAAAGCTCAACGCGCTGACTCGCAAGTTAAAAAGAACCGTCAAGATGCTGGTGGAGCCGTTAAAGCTAGAGGAGTAGCTATTGATCGTGAAGATAAAAAACTTAAAAAACTGAAGGAAAAGTACGAGAAAAACCCTACTCCTAAACTTAAAGAAGATATCCAAAGAGTATCAAACGTAATAGGTAATATGAAGAAGGCTCAAAAAGGTGAGCCAGATGCTTATGGTAAAGGTGCAAATAAGAAAGATATCAGAGTTAAAGGGACTGCTGGTTCACTCCCTAAAGACAAAGCGACTCTTGTTCATCAAGGCAAAATCCGTAAAGCTGGAGATAAGGTTGGTGTCAAGTTTTTGAAGAAGCAGCCTGTGAAGGTTGATCCTAAAGCCCCTAAAGAAACTTTACCTCCTATGAAGAAGCAACTAACTCTTGAGGCGCTTAATAAACGTCGTGAGAAGAAAGGTCTACCTCCTTTAAAGAAGTTACCAAACATTGGTGGGCGAGTAAAGAAAATTAAACGTGCAAAAGGTGGAGTTATTAAAACAGCCAAAGCATCTTGGATGGATGGTTTAACTAAGAAACAGATTGATGAAATTCTTGGAAGACCAACTCGTGACTCCAGTGGTGTTAAGACTTCTAAGGTTAAGAAGCCTACCAAAATTCGTACAGCTAAAGCTGGTGGAACTGTAAAACCTAAGAAGTCTGTATATAAGACTGGTGGAACTATCAAACGTAAAACAGGCGGTAAAATCGGTCCTCAAAGGGGCTGGGGAAAGGCAAGGAGTTTATAATCATGGGTGTAATGTCAGATATGCGTAAAATGTTTGGAACAAAAGCTTCCGATCCTGTAGGTAAAACGACCCAACCAAAGACTGAGAATGATCTACTTAAGATAGCTCGTCAGGGTCTTAATGATATTAAGAAGTATAAAGTCAAGTCAGGTGATACCTTATCAGCTATTGCCAAGAAGAATGGTACAACTATTGCAGCTATCATGAAGGCCAACCCCAGCATCAAAGATGCTAACAAGATCAGGGTAGGTCAGAAGATTAACTTCACAGCTGGTAAAGCTAAAAACCCCTACAAAGGAATGAGTAAGGATCAGATGACTGGGCGTGGCTCCAATGTAATCTCCGAAGCTGATAAGAAGCTTATGAAGTCTGAGATTGCAAAGTCTAGAAAGGATATCAAACGCGCACCGGGAGTTAAAGCTCCTAAGAAGGCTATTAAGGCTAAGAATCCTCCTAAAAAACTTCCTGTATATGAAATTGATTCCAAGGGTGTACCTAGCAGATCATATAACAAATATAAACTAAATAAAAATAATAAGGTTGTTGGAGATGAAGATGAAAAAACTTATACTATAGCTAAACGCATGGCTGGTGGTAAAGTCAAGAAAGGTCCATCAGATAAAAGCTCCAAAGTAACCGGCAGTGTTAAAGTTGGTGGTGGTAAAGCTAAAGGCGGCAATACATTCCACACATTCTCCAAAGGTTCAGACAGTGCCAAGGCTTTCAACAAAGCATTCGGGGCTGCTAAGAAGGCTCGTAAAGCTGGTGAGACTAGCATGGTCGTTGACGGTAAGAAGTACCCAGTATCTAAGACCGGTAACTTCCGCTGGAATGGTCGGCAGTATAATAGCATGGACCCTGTTAAGAAGGCTACTGGTGGAACTACCTATCGTAAGGCTGGTGGTAAAGTCAAGAAAGAAAATAGTAAATCTGTTACCTATGGTTCAGTCCCTGAATTTAACTATAAAAAAGGTGGAGCTGTAAAGCGTATGTCTGGTGGTAAAGTAGGCACTAAAACTAATTATGGCACCCGTGGATGCAAACCTTACTAGGAGATAAATAATAATAATGGCAATGAATAGATCAATGATACCTATGCAAATCAAACGAAAGCCTTCAAAAGGGCCTCATGTTCGTAAGAAGCTTGCAAAGAAACCAAATAATGATACACTAAAGAGAGTTAAACAGGGACGCAAAAGATAGGATATCATGGCTACTTCAGGTACTTATAATTTCAATCTAGATATAGATGAGGTCATTCAGGAAGCAACTGAGATGATCGGCGGTGAGACAACCCTTGGTCATGAACCTAAGAGTGCCCGTCGAAGCATCAACCTTATCTTAACAGACTGGCAGAACAAAGGTGTAAACCTATGGACTGTAGGGACTACTGCAGTTACAGTAGCTGCCAGTACGTCTACATATATCTTAGACCCAAGCACCATTGATGTATTAGAGGCTGTTATAGAACGTAACAACTCTTCTACTCAGCTATCAAGAATTAGCATGGAAGAGTACCTACTAATCCCCAACAAGACTCAATCAGGAAGACCTAATCAGTATGCCATTAGACGTTCAAGGGATACTGCAAATGTATTTGTATGGCCCCTCCCTGAGAACAGTACAGACATAATACATTTTGAGAAGTTCCGATACTTGGAAGATGTTGATAAGTCTGCCATTCAAACTGCTGATGTCCCCAGAAGATTCCTACCATGCTTAACAGTAGGCCTAGCCTATCAGCTATCTATAAAACGTCCCAATGTTGCAGTAGAAAGAATTGCCCTATTGAAGGCTGAGTACACTGAAAGGCTTAAAGATGCCATGTCAGAAGATCGTGAAAGAACTTCACTATTTTTCAGACCTAAACTAAATAGGGTCTAATCAACCATGTCTAAAAAGAATATGTTTGGAATCTGTGAAGGCTGTGGATGGAGCTATAAGCTTAACATACTAAAAAAGAATAGCTACGGCTCATTAATGTGCCCCACAGACTTTGATGGTAGGTATGATTTAAAGAACCACCCACAGAATAAAGCGGCCTATGCTAGACCTGAGGGTATTGTCAGATATAACAGTCCTGAAAATTTCAACGAGAGACAATTAGACTGGGATAAACAACAGTCTCTCTGGGAAGATCAAGACACTTACTGGAGTTTAACTTAAGATGTCTACATTAACAGGTAAGAAGATTGCCAATACCTATAAAGACCTATTGAAGGTAAACACCTTAGGTGTCAACTCAGGCTTAACTACATCACTGCAGCAATTAGAAGATGGTGACGGTACTCAAGGACCTATCCAAATGAGTTCCAACACCTTAAACGTAACAGGTGCCTTTCAGATTGGGGGTGTCACATTAACAGCTTCAGTGTCAGCATTGAATGCATCATCAGATTTAACAGGTACTACAGGATTAGTAGTCGGTAATGGTTCCGGTGGGATATCAGGAAGGACTCTTACAGGCGGTGGAGGTGTATCAGTCACCAATGGTAATGGTGTATCCGGTAACCCAACTATAGCACTAAACACAACCGGTATTACATCAGCCTCATATGGCCCATTCATGAAGGCTGAAGTCAATACATTCGGTCAGGTAGTAAGTATAGGTATCCCAACAGCTGTTTCAATAGCCACACTAGGTACACAAACCTTAAATGTTGGTAACATTCATGGTGCTGGAACTGTTTCCGTTACTGGATCAGGTCATTTTGCCTCTGCATTCACTGTGGATGGTATCACATCCTTGACAGACGTAGCTTTAGTTTCTCTACGTGCAACACAGATCAATGCCACAAACGTATCTGTAACCAACCTATTTGCCGAGTCCCTAACTGTTGAAGGTTATGACACATCCCTGACAGACTTTACTTCCAATACACTTCAGGTAGTTACTAAGGCCTCAATACAAGCAGCAAACTTTGTAGGTGTGGTCAGCGGTACATCAGGTGTCTTCAGTGCTGTAGTTTCTGTTGGAACGTTGGCGGCTACAACAGCAATCACAGTTGGAGGTAATGCTGTAGCCACTGCAGCCAACCTAAGTACAGTCAGTGCGGCTATGACATCTAGGGTGGATGCCGTATCTGTATTATCTAAAACTAACTTGACTGCTATAACTTCAGTGAATACTGTGGTAGCAGCGGTATCAGCATTGACTGCCACTAATTTAGCTGCTACAACATCTATTAATAGTAAGATCACGGCAGTCAGCGCAGCTCTGACAACTTCTATAGGGAATAGCAATACTCATATAGCTGCAGTATCTGTCCTATCCAAAACTAATTTAACTGCTATAACATCGGTAAACTCTGTAGTAGCTGCAGTATCTGTCCTATCAAAAACTAATTTAACTGCTATAACATCAGTAAATACTGTGGTAGCTGGCGTATCTGTACTGACAGCAACCAACTTGGCTGCAACGACTTCAATCAATAGTAAGATCACTGCAGTCAGTGCTGCCCTAACAACTTCTATAGGTAATAGTAATACTCATATAGCTGCAGTGTCGGTACTCTCTAAAACTAACTTGACTGCCATCACTTCAGTGAATGGTAAGATCACTACAGTCAGTGCAGCTTTGGCAACATCAATCGCATCTAGACTACCTTTGGCGGGTGGTACAATTACTGGACATGTGAGTTCAACCTCACACACATTTAGTGCTATAGTATCTGCAGCGGCTGTAGTAGCAACATCAGTTGGTGTGACAGCCATCCATGTAACTAAGAATACTATTGTAAATGTATTGACACTGACTGACGCAGCTTCAGTATCACTATCGTTTAATCAAGGATCAAACTTTGCCCTAACCTTAGGAGGTAACCGTACATTGAGTACCCCCACTAATGCAGCGGTAGGGTCCGGTGGTTCAATCTTTGTAGTACAAGACGGTACTGGGGGTAGGACATTAGCCTATGCAACTGAATGGCATTTTGCAGGAGGGACAGTACCTACCTTATCGACAGCTGCAGCCGCTGTAGACAGGATAGATTATATAGTTAGAACTTCTACTGATATACATGCAGTAGCTTCATTAGATGTTAAAGCAGGAGCTTAATAAATGCTGGGTAATAATATATTAATAGGTGCAGCTGGTGCAGGTGGAGCAGATGCTGGGCATATCATTGAGGGCAGTGGGCTGTTTGATGGTAGCAGTGGGTATTTAACGCATATAATCGGCTCAACATCAAATCAGAGGACATTCACGATTGATATTGTGTTTAAGTTGGCGGATGTAGGGGTTGCCGCTACACTGTATTCATCTACAACAAGAGCTAATGACAGTGATCGTTTCCTTATTCAGATGCAAGCCGACAACACGTTGTTTGTAGGTAATCTGCTATCTGGTGCATACACAATGCGTAAGATATCAACACAACTGTTTCGTGACCCAAGTGGTTATGGAGTTGTAACCGTTAAGAACGATACAACTCAAGCAACTGCCGCAGATCGACAAACAATTTACTACAATGGAGTAGAAATAACTGATTGGTCTACTGATACAGATTGGACCTCGCAGAATGCATTAGCCCATGTTAATACTTCGGGACGAACTGAGAATATAGGTTGTTGGTCGGGTACAAGTATCCCAGTTGAGGAAATAGGTGGCTATGTAGCAAGAGCAATCCTTATCGACGGTCAAGCCCTAGACCCAACATCATTCGGTGAAGTGACAGACGATGGCTTTTGGAAGATCAACAAAGTTGAAGAAACCTATACAATCACTGGTTCTGATGTTACAGGTGCAGCTACCGACAACAGTGTAAGTTCATCCGTTGCATCAACATACACATTCAGCAACCAAGCAATAGGCACAGCAACATCAGATCGTGTTGTCATAGTAAACTTTGGATCATTAAAAGAAACGTCAGCGGCGTACAGTGTGACAAGTGTAACTATCGGTGGAGTTGCTGCTACACAGGCATATTCGGCACAAACGCAAACTTCATACGGGTTGAGTTCTTATTACGCGACTGTCCCAACTGGGACAACGGCAGACATAGTTATTGTACATTCAGCCAACATGAATCGGTGCGGAATTCAAGTTGTAACAACAACAAATATTGGAAAGTTGCATCAAGTTGCACTTGCTGAAGCATCATCAGGAAGTGACGCATTGTCCTTTGCAGTAGACGTACCGGCGGCAGGTAGTCTCGTTGTTGGTTATGTTTATGACACTAATTCTTCGTCTCAGACATGGACAGAACTTACTGAAAACTTTGACGAACAAATTTCAGCCACTCACTATCATTCAGGAGCTATTAAAAATTATTCATCGGCAGCAACTCCGACTATTACCGCCGATCCTTCAGGGTCAGCAACTACGTTTGGGCTTGTTGCTGTATTCCAACCAGAATCTGAAGGTGTGCGGTTTGGCACGAATGGCTTCTTATTGGAAGGCGGTGCTAATGTAGCGGCTGGTACTGATAGCTCTACACCAGACGCTGGTTACGCTCAGAATGATTCAATACCGACGATGACTAATTTTACTGCACCAAGTGGTGAAGCTATTTATGACTCATCAAATGGCACTACATATGCAGCGTGGAAAGCATTTGATAAAAACACTTCAACACGGTGGGCGCGTAACGCAGCTGGACAAGCTGGTTGGATTGGGTACGACTTTGGAACTGGCAAAGTTATCAAGAAG